AATAGATGAAGTCGCGACTGTTGCGAGATCCGCAGTAGATGCATTACCAATGATCTCAGAAACCGTCAGGGTATTGGTTGATGGATTATAGGTGATACCTGCATCAACACCAACCGAGTCAGTGCCTGCTGCTTGTACGAATGGAATCAGGAACTCGGCGTCAGTCGGTACAGAGACTGTGTTAATTTGACTTGCAATAACACCTGAACCTGCCGCACCCTGTTCATCGTTTGCGTTGGCCCATTTGTTACCGTCATACTTGAGGATCTGACCAGATACTAGACCAACAAAGGTATCAGTAACATCATTCAAAGAGGTGAGGTCAAAGTTAGCAGAGTCTGCAACTGCCGCAGTCTGTGCAAAAGTTGCACTGTCTGCATTACCTGTAATATTGGTAGTCAGTCGACTAGTAGATGGGTTGTAGGTCAATCCGGGATCAGTCATAACCGAATCAGCTCCCGACACGTTTGCCTTAAACAACACAAAGTTTTCACCAGATATACCGGCAGTGCTAATTATTTGAGTCGCACGCTGAGCCACAATCGAAGTAGTAGCGCGATTCGCACTATCGATATTCGAGTTGATCAGATTTTCGAAGGTTATTTTCTTCGTTGTGTTCGAACTCACATCTACGATTACTAGAACGTCAGAATCGGATGCATTTGCACCTGACAACTCCTGTAGTTCACTAATTTTTATACCTGCCATCTATTCTTCCTCAAGAATCTGTATTGTTATTTATACTAACTAACGGTAAGGGTTACGGTCACATTCTCAGAGATTCCGCCAGTTGGTGCGACTCTATACACAAACTGATCTGATCCTGACTGACCGACAGTACCGGTGTATGTTGCAACACCTGTACTTGAATTGATTATTACTGTTCCTTTTGACGGGGTACTCACAATAGCATATGTTGGACTTGCAAAGGAGTCGTTGGTCGAAACGTCAATTAGTAGTCCGGTACCCGCAGTTGCTGCAAATGGCCCAAGGGTCGTTGCAGTGACATCTTGTACCGCACCCACCGCAACCGTGACTGTCTTAGTCAACTTCATCGGAGACGAACTGTCACCAAAGAGAAGATCGATATCGAATGTATCGACACCGTTCCAGTTACTATCAGGGGTGTACTTATATTCACCTGTTGCAACTATTACACCGGATGCACTTGTTACCAACTTACCGTATGTCACTGTCGCGGTACCATTATCTGGGGTATTAGTACCCAAGGATAGACCATGAGTATCCAGAGGTACATTGACCATTTGGAAGTTCTCTATGGTAACTGGCGTGTCCTCTAGTGTTGATGTTGCAAGAGGGGATGCAGTTGCTGCACTGTCTTGAATACCATACAACTCATCTCCGTTCATCTGAAGATTGTCTATGTCATATTGTGTGATGATAGGCGCAGCAGGGTTGATAGACTTGTACATCGATACCTTCATTTCGAAGTCGAGGGTATAGATTACTGTACGTCTTGATTCTAGTGCCGCCTCAAAGTCATCTGAGAAAGTAATACCTTGTAGAATTACTGGGACATCTTCTTTTACACCAGAGAAATCTTCGAGAGGTCTCATCGTTATAGTGTAAGAAGGTGTGAAGTAAGGTAGTATCTGTTCAACGATCTGTAACGCATCGTCCTGTCCCTTCGAATATATATTCAACTGAAAGTTGATGTTATAGGGTACGGGAGTAAACACCTGTGTGGACTTACCAAATGTCGCAGACGGTATAACACAATTGTTTACTTTTGGCAACTGTCTCTGTGCATCATAGTTCATTGCCACAATCTCAAAGGACATGCGAGGCAACTTAACTGCGATCTTACGTTCACCCTGTTCACCTGCTTTATTCATTGCATCAATGCGAGAGATAAAGTCTCGTGCGGGTGCGTAGGACAGTGGTACCTTTACCTGAGATATGGTTGCACCACTAGAGTTCTTTCTCAAAACGTTTACGTTATTGAAAAGAGAACCGAATACTGCAACCGCAGAACGAATGCGTTGATGATAGAAATGATTACCGAACATTATTCAGGATCTCCGAAAGGATTGTTTTCTGAGAAGTCTAAGAACCCATCCCCAATTGTATCAAAATCATCGTTCATCGCACCGTCTTGTAGGTCGTGTGTGACAGGAGTACCAGTAGGTGCTACACTAGTGCCAGTTGTTTGACCAACTAAGGTTGAAGTATTACTCCAATCATGGTACTCTCCATCTGTAGCGCCAGAGTGAATCAGATAAAGGATACCATTGGCATCGTCGTGATCTTGAACCTCACCAACCATTGTGTATGTACCATTGTTCTGTTGAACCTCTTCACCAATTTCAAAGGTAACGCCAGTAGGTATGTTGATCTTCACAGAATATGCGAGTTTCTCAACAGTGTTAACCTCTGCGACATTAGTATCAAAGTCTTCGTCATTATACTCAAAGAGTTCACAACGCATCTTAAAGATAGGGAGATTCTTCAACTGGTAGAACGGTTGTTCAGTCTCTACCCGTGTAATTTCAAACATAGATTCAGAAAGTGTGAGGTATATTAGATCACCCTCTCGTGGTCGATAGAACTCTTTTACGCCGGGGTTGTTTTCATAACGTCCGACCTGATTCAACCAACGTCTACGCGACACCACAAAGGTCGCTGCGTCACGGATCTCGATACCAAACTTCGAGAAGAGATCACCCTCTCCATCGAAACCTTCAGTATTCTCTACGTACATTTCGATCTTATACGCGTTCTCAAAGCGACTCACAGAATCGTCCTGAAAGATACCATCACGTTTAACAAGTTCACGGGGAATATAATATACGTCTTGACCGTATATCTTTAAGGACTCTATGATTATATCTTCATAGAGTGCCTGTTCATTATGTGTTCCCTGCTTAAAATAGGAATTGACTGCCATTCGTTACCCCACGAAAAAGTCAGGTGGAGACTCGTGTTCTAGTCGCATCTTCTCTTCTAGTCTGAGAAGTTCTTGGGTAGCATCTTCGTATAACTGACGACCATTCATTGTCACACCACCGGGCAATTGTACACCCTCAAACTTGATAAGGTTTGCACCCCACTGTTGTTTGATTGACTGTGTCGCATAGTCTCTCAGGAAAATATCATTCCATACGTTATAACTGCCACCATCAACCCATTGATATGCCTCTGCAATGAGGTAATCACCTACCTTCAGATCTTCGTCTTCGAAGTTACCGTGTAGGTAAAGTCTACGTTGATTACGAGAAAATGTGGTGATGGGTTGTCCTTCCAAGATGTTGTCAAGGAAGTTAAGGTACTGTTCTAGTTGATAGTAATATGCCATACCACCGGAAAAGTTCAGGAAGTCTCCCATACTATTCAACATCAACTGATACTTAATATCGAACATGTTGACGCCCGACATAATATGTCCGAATGGGAAAACTCTTGTGATAAAGGGTATGTCCGAACTTATTGGAATCCAACCGTTATCAACATCATCCTGTGTTACTTGGTGTTTCATAAAGATACGAACTGTCGCATCATCATGAAACTCCCTGTACATAGCTAACGCATCATCCACGCGATCTTCTATTTGATCAGTGTCAACATTGATTTCTATAACTGGTTGACCTAGCCGACGTAGACAATAGTCGATCAGAGTATCCCTTGATGTTACCGCTGCCATTTATTCTTACTCCAATTAGTATGCTAACTATTTATGCACCCCACAGGACGGATCCTGCGGAATCAAAAATGATTAGTTGGTTATTATTGGCATCAAAGAAACCTACTGATCCTTTCACAGAGTCCGCAGTAAGTGACGCACCGTTGATCAAGATATCATTGTTGGTAGAGTCCCCGCGATCTGTAACGTCCTGTAGATTATCCACTTCGGTTGCAGAAAGAGACGCAAAGGTTCTCTGTGCAACACTGTCTGAGGCAGTCAGTACAAGTACAGTAGTAGTTTCGTTGTTAGTAGGTAGATTGTTTGCAGTAATACCACCCTTCAAGAATACTTGGTTAGTCGTAGAATCACCACGGTCTGTTACAGACTGTAATGTATCTTGACCAAGACCCGCATCATCAACAAGGTTTGCAAACGATCGTATACCAACACTGTCAGTAAGTTCGTTAAGAACCAGAAGACTAGTAGTAGTTCCATCACTCTCTGCTTGGGTCATAGACAGACCCGCAATAGTGATTGATCCTGTAGTAGAGTCACCACGATCAGTTACGGTCTGTAACGTATCCGCACCAATGTCCGCCTCAATCGCAAGAGAGGCAAATGATCGTATACCCACACTATCGGTGGTAGTATCTAATACAAGAAGATTGGTCGAGTTTGGATCACTATCGACTTCAGAGATTGTCAGACCACCCGCACGGACATTGTCGCCTTGTGCAATCAATCCCGCATCAGATGCGAGTTCTGAGAAGGATCGTATGCCAACACTGTCGGTAGTTTGGTTTAGAACAAGTACTATGTTAGTGAGAGGATCACTGTCTGCAACTGTAATGGACAATCCACCCGCAGTGATATTATCACCTTGAGTAATCAGTCCTGCTTCTGCCGCGAGACTCTGGAAAGATCTTTTACCAACAGAGTCGGTGTTTAGATCTAGTACCAAAATCTGATTAGTTGTACCTATAGAGTCTGCTGCGGAGATCGTTAAACCACCAGCAGAGATATCGTCACCATCCGCAATTAATCCTGCATCGTCTGCAAGGTCACCAAAGGATCTCTTACTTACGGAGTCTGTGTTGAGGTTGATAACTAATACTTGGTTGGTTGTTGCATCACTGTCTAACGCTTGGATACTCAAACCACCCGCAGTGATATTATCACCTTGGGATATCAATCCTGCTTCTGACGCAAGACTCTGGAATGATCGGATACCAACACTGTCTGTATTTAAGTTAAGAACAAGGATCTGATTGGTGTCAGAGTCACTGTCTCTTGCAGATATGGTTAACCCACCTGCATTAATATCATCACCCTGTGCAATTAATCCTGCTTCGGTTGCAAGGGAGTTAAAGGTTCTCTTACCAACACTGTCCGTAGTTTCGTTTAATACCAGAACTGTACTAGTACTATTATCACTCTCCACTTCTGTGATGGATAGACCACCAACCGTTGCAGCGTCACCTTGTGCGATCAAACCTGCGTCTTCTGCAAGAGAACCAAACGATCTCTTACCAACACTATCTGTCAGAAGGTTGCGTACCAATAACTCTGTAGTCGTGGGGTCAGAGTCTAACGCACTGACCGACAAACCACCGATTGTGATTGCAAGATTAGTAGAGTCTCCACGTTCGGTGATAATCTGTAATGTGTCCGCACCGAAATCACTCAACGAGGCAAATGATCTGATACCAACACTATCTGTAGTAAGGTCAAGAACCAGAATACTTGTGGTGTTGGGATTACTATCTGCAACGGTAAGACTTAAACCACCCGCTGAGATCGCATCACCTTGAGAGACAAGACCCGCATCCGCAGCAAGTGATTGGAAGGATCTCTTACCAACACTGTCTGTAGTCTCATTGATAACAAGTACAGAGGTTGTGGTTGGGTCACTATCGACATCTGTAATTGTAAGACCACCAGCGGTAATCTGGTCACCCTGAGATATAAGTCCTGCCGCATCTGCGAGACTCGCAAACGAACGTAGACCAACACTATCTGTCAGTTCATTAAGAACCAGAAGACTTGTTGTTCCACCGTCCGACTCTGCGCCGGTAAGACTCAGTCCACCAATAGTAATTGCTAAAGATGTAGAGTCACCCTTGGTTACTACTGCGTGTAATGTATCTGCACCCCCACTATCACCAATCAGTTCTCGTAGACTTATAAGTCCTACCGAGTCGTTGATACCGGGATTACGGAGTGCAAGGATCATCCTCTCACTGCCACCAATCGCAGAATCTAAAGAGTTACCTCTAAATATTAATCCGTTAAGTGTAGGTTGAGATGTGAAACTACGGGTACCGGAGACAGTCGATGTAAAGACCGCACCATCAGCAATAGGCAGACCCGCATTGGGTTCCGCCTGAGAGATGTCGAGAAACGTATACCGATCAGAATCTAGTTTGTCTAGATCTCTTGCCCGTATCTTCCCGCTGAGTTGATTAAGTCTTTTAATTGCCATTTACTTTATCCGTTTAGGGACTCCAGATAGGAAAACGTGAACTTAGTGTTAGGATTAGCAGCGCTGTTATTGAAACACCGTATTTTATTACCCTGTTGTACAATCAACTTACCGGTGATTAAACCAGCTGCATCATTAGGTTGTACTTCGAAGTTCTTTACTAGTTCCGTCTTCACATCTGAGATCGTGTCGTGGTGTTGTAGAGTGACTTTTTGAACGTCAGTCTCTGATATATTTGCGACCTGCGCCATCAGAACGATTGCAGTAATACCGTTCGGACAGGTATAAACTACATCGGAATCACCAACGAATCCGGTTCCGAAGTCTACTAATTCTGCGGTAGATGTTTTGAATGTATTTAATGGGATTGCCATGTTGTTTAACCCTCAAGAGCGAGTATGTAAGGTGTTAGAATTGCAAACAAAGATCGTTCAAAGGTCTCACCTTCAATCCGTCCTGCTGCTCTGTTAATTGTTAAGTCTGCACCAATGCGGAAGTCACCTAACTGATCCGTACTTGTGAATACTACAAGACCCTCTTGGTTCGCAGAGTCAAACAAAACTTCACGTGCGCGACTAGGTATACCACCGTTCTGGGGTATTGCAGTGAAGGTGTTCGTACCTGCACCCACATACTCAAAGGTATGAGAAGAGGTAGTGATTTGAGAACGTTGATGGAAGTTTACGTTCTGTCCACCCGAATAATTATCATTGTTCAGGGGTGGTTGGAAGGTAACATCGTAAACACCCGGAGACACCGAGTCTACTCCGGTGACAGTATAGAAGAAGTCTTCCTCGTCCAGTTTCATTGCATCGTTATAGTTGGGTTTCTTATAGGCACCAAGTTCAGTCAGGTAACTATATGAGTCCAGATTTAAAAGGTTCTCAATACGAACCGTATCAGTAAAGATGGCATAATCAGAATCCAGTTGACCTCTATAGAGAGATGGACTAGATCCAGATGCAACTAAACCAAAGTCACCGAAAGATGCATTGGAGTTAGCAATAGAACATTGACCACCAGACTTCGCCTCAATAGAGGTTGCAGTTGAGATGGTGAACATAGATACCAACTGTGCATAACCACGATTCAGTAACTGCACACCGAAACCGGCAGCATTGTACTGAGTGAATGCATCTGATACCATAGACCTCAGACCAGATGCCTTAGATCCATCGATACGCATACCCACACCATCTGTGGTAATAGACGTACAGTTCTGTACATACGGAGACTGAACGATGAATGGCCCTGCGCCTGGCGAGTCAACATTTGGGTCGAACGATACACATGCAGCAAGATTCTGGTGATCTCGGAAGGTCACGTCTTTAATGAATGTACCGTTGTCCATATAGAATAGATCCGAGTCTACATTCTGAGGACGAATAGTAACTGTTCGTAGGTTATCCCCTACGATTGCAGTCTTGGGTGGTAACTTCAACGGGTTGTTGATCGCATAGTCACCAGACTTCAAGAAGACTGTGGTATCACCTGTAGTCTGTGCACGTCCGACAGACTGAGTGATGATAAGAGATTCTAATAGTTTGGTTGCAGTAACTGCACTACGCAAAGCCACACTAACACCACGTGACACGTAGTTGGGTGGTACCTTGGTGGGGATATTATCAAGACTATCCTCATTGATCGCAGAAGTAAAGATACTAACCAATTCATTCTTGACTAGATTACCTTCGACAGCAGTCGCAAAGTTTCCACCGTTACCACCACCAACAGAACCTGCCGCGAGGTTAGACGATAAGGAATTGCGGAACAACTGATCTATAATGACTGCAAGGTGTGTGTAGGAAGCAACTGACTGTGCTTGTTGTGCAGCCGGTAACTGACTCACTCCATCTACGAAGTATGACTGTGTGATGATATGAGTAGCATGAGTACCACCGTACATTAAATCAAACGATAATGCATCTACAATGAAACCAACGTCACGACGACATTTAGTTTCGTTGTAAGTCAAAGAGGGGTAGTTCGCAGTTATATACGCAACTACCTCATCTTTAAGATATGCGCGATTGGCACGTAGTATAACTACCGCATCATCCGCGTCTGGTGTGGGGAGTACTGAGGGTTCTGGGAAAACAAGAGTGTCTGCCGCAGTCTCAGTGCTCGTAGCACCATTCACTAGTATATCGACAACTTCTGACCAGTGACGATTGTTTCTTTGAAGTGCACCATCAACACCGGCAGAAGATTTTACTTCTGGAACGGATGCAACTGCACCTTTTGCCTCATTGAAACCACTTCGGGTTGCAACGAGTTGTTGTGCTTGTACGACACCTGCGGATGCACGTTGATACGACAATCCAGATGTGACTGCATTATAGTTTGTACCGAATGCAATATCGTGGTATAGACCATCGAAAATGATTCCGAAGTCCCTACGACATTTTGCCTCATTGAAGGAGAATGACTGTTGTGTAGTAAGGAAGGATACCGCAGAATCGACCGTTGAGAATGCATCTGCAAGCGAAGTACCTAGGTTACCCTTTCGACCCGACTTGGACACATAAAATACGTTATCGACTTTATCGTCACCGACCTGAATGATATCGACTGAACCGTTAACATCCTGTTTGATGTACATCTTACCATCATGGGTGTTGATCGCAATTTCACCCAGTTGGATGTCCGCGATGCCGGGCCGTCTACCTTCTACAGCTGATTTTTTTTGTAACTGAGTAGTATTTGTCATAGTTATCTATTTATTAGAACGTTCCGCCGTCATTAACGATTATAGAAACCGCACCAGAATCACCAATATTAAACTGGGCGGAGTCTAGACTCACGATACCAGCATTGGTGAACGTTGCGAACTCAGCAAGAATAACGAGTCTGCCATTAGAGTCTTGCGCTATGTCAATACCTTCACCCGCTTTCAAAACATTTATCAGGTTGGCTGCGAGATCTTGAATGTCGATGTTTCCAACATTTAGAGTACCGATTCTTGCTGAATCAACCTCTAAGTATTTTGTGTCTGTCGTACCAAGTACAGTTAGATTACTGTCAATGTTTAATTGATCAATCGCTCTTGCGGAGTCAACTATAAGTGCAGTATTGGGGGTGTTGATACCGTGGGTGTGGTTAAGTAGATCTGTGAAGTACTTACCACCAATAACATCTATTCGGTTTGCAAGTTCTGTTTGATCCGATCCTACACCAAAGTATAGTCGATCACCACCATTACCACCACCACCTGTAGAGGGATCTGGTAAGTATGAGTATGCTAGTTCACCACCTCGGAGTCCAGTAGGAATACCAGAGTCACCGGAACGCCGTATAAGAATATATCCACGTTCAGAATCTCGGTTAAAGACTAGTCCATCAATAACCTGTCCTGATCGCAATAATTTAGAATTGACAAGAACCCCATCACTATCTACAATCAGAAGATCGCCTTTAGTAATGTTAGTTGTTGTGATTCCTATAACGTCGTTAAGGAGTGTGGAGTTAGATACAAGAACGTTCTTGGTAGGAGTACCGACAACGATCTTTAAGACCTGTGCCTCGTCTCCTACTACGACCTTATAATTTGATGATTTTCTCTGCTCAGACATCTGTTATTCCTATGTCACTGCCGGATTAACAGAGATCAATCCCTGCAAGACGCGTTGGATAGTTGTACCATCACTATCCGATTGTGATATCTCTACATCAAAAACATAACGTCTTCTGTGATTCAATGCATCTGTTTGTGCATTTGTCAAAGACAAGTTTACGATCCCATCGGTTGCGGGAGATGCGACCAACGCAGTAAAAGAAACTTTATCTGAATCACTCACGTCATGACTAGTCGCAAGTTTACCTGCTGCTGTGAAACCAGTCAGGTCTTTTGTAGATCCGTTTTTATTGACGAGATAAAGGTCGATTGCGACATCGGTTCCCTGATCGATCGTGAGATCTTCGTAATATGCCATATAGAACTTTCCAAGAATTAAAGTGTTTTATATGGTTTATTTATACGTTTTAATCTTCACGAATGTCGTCAATGATCCAGTTTTGAAAACCAGATGACAATTCAGATCTATCCAAAGTAAACGCAATAGTCATTCTCAGACCCTTGCCGTGGTTTCTTGCACTATGATACAATACATTATCCATACCATCTTTGTATGAACCGAAGAATCCTGCCTTACATTGCCATCCTGTTACGTCTGGTATTGTTACCATTTCTTTCTTGACAGGATCATAGTGTCTCCAGAAACCTTCACCCGTTTCTGAATAGGTAAAGATGAAGTTATATGCAGACGCATTCGCGTTGTTGTGCCAAGATATGTAACCATGTTCAGGTGGATAGACCGTGAACAATGCGTTCTTCTTTAGATTTAATTGAGTCTGAATCTTTGCGTAGAAGTCAGTGATACGTACACCAACCTCATCTGCAATGTCTGCGGCTTCGGGTACAAAGTTCAATCCATTTGAACCAAAAGAATGTGCGACGATTACTTCCGGAAAACCCCCATGTGCTTTGCCTTCAGATTTGGTCTGTTCAAAGTATGATATACCTGTGAAGCGTTCCATATGTTCTTTGGTCGCAACGTGTTTACATGACAGTTGAACCGACTTATAATGATCATCCTTCAGTAACCATAAGGTTTCATTGAGGATATCTTTTGCAAAGTCATTGAGAGGTATGTCTCTCATGAGAGGGCCGCCGTCGGTGAAGTTCATCTATAGGATTCCTGTTTCGCTGTTGCACTTGAGTAATGTCGAATCACAATAGGTTCTTTATTATGGTTCAACTCTGCTTTGTATTTAGAGTAGTAATTCCAACGTGCATCGTCCTCCATAATACCCACACTCAAATCATTACAGAACCTCTCATCTTTATTCACCAACCACCACAAAGAAAATTGATCCCATCGTTTGAATGAAGCAGGATAGTTTTCTAAATCCTCAGACCCGTCTGCCTTCTTTGGCCACCAACGACCTGCATACTGTTCTACAGTTAAATCAAACCATGCTTGCATGAACTCACGTACAAGGGGTTTCGTCATATCATACAGACACACTCCACCACACAGATCAAATCCTGCCTTCTCTCCATTAGGTTTGGTTGCACCCGGAAAAAACACTTCTGCATAACAGTAGTGACGTTCTTTAGGAAGACCGGTGAATAACACATCATGACCATTGTACAGGTCAAATACCTTTGCGATATCTTCATGTTCGCACTCGGTGTCTGCGTCAATATAGAATGTCAGGTCATAGGGTGACTGTGCCATTCCTCGAATCTTTGCACGTTTATGATCATCACATATAATAATATCATCTGCAATAGATCTACCATAGTCATCAAGGAGATGTTCCTCGGTGACAAGACAGAACTTTGCCTCTGGATAGAAATCTTTTACAGACTCTATAAGGTTACATGCGGATAGATAAAAGAACTTTGTTCGTGATGCTACTACTAGATAACCTTTAGTTGGTTCCGTCATTACCAAATACTCCCGCTTCTAAACCAATAATCAAAGATGCATATGCATTCATCTCTACTTCATTCTGAGAACGTCGCAGTTTGGTTCGGAGAGTTTTATTTTTACTATCACGAATCTCTGGAATCTCAAACGCTTGAAGCTTCATGTGGAATAACTTCTCCAACATCTGCGTCTTCTTATGATTATCTTGTTTAATCTTTTGAGTTTTAACTTCCATCACTTTGCGTTTACGTCGTACATCAGTATTCGCATCAATCTTTTCTATACCAAGTTGGTGTACAACCTCTTTGTATTGTGGACAGAGAGAACGATCTTGAAGCGTCTTAGAAAAAGTCGATACTTCTTTTCGTTTCCCCCCCTCCGGTAATTTGTGCATTCGTATGCATTTGACGACGGATCGATCATCGATACCGTCTTCCCAATATGCATTGTCTTGGATTTCATATTCCATTTAGTCTACCCTCACGTATAACGTATAAGTTTCAATGACGGATGGTGAACCAAGTAGTTCTCCTCCCGCACCATAAGTTGATTCGCCAATATATGTACCAGCATAGTTCTCTTCACTTGCCTCACCTTCAAACTCATTAACAAACTCTCCAGCAAAAGCACCTGCTTGGAAGTTGGAAGTATAGTTTCCTGCGAAACCTGCTACTTCATTTCCTTCGTACTCACCAACATAGAATTGTGTAAATGATATACCTATGTATTCTTCTTCTACAGGGCCTTCATACTGTGCATAAATGTTTGAGTAGTCTGACTCATATGTCCCTTCGAACTCCCCTTCCGCGAAGTTTGACAAGTAATTGACAGAGAATGTATCACCCGCATAAGTTGCAGAATATTGTCCGTCATAGTTTGCACTGTAATCTGGTGCATAGTCACCACTAAAGTTACCACTGTAATCCTGTTCGTAGTTAGACGCGTACTGAGACGTGTAGTCCGAACCATAGTCACCGGAGTAGTCACCCGAGTAATCACCAGTGAAGTTACCTTCATATGCAGATGAGTAGTCAGTCGCGTATGGAGATATGAAGTCACCAGTGTAAGCACTACCAAAGTCACCTGTAAAGGATCCTTGGTAGTCAGTAACATAGTCACCTGTGTATATATCTTCATAGTTAGTTGAGTAATCTGTCGCAAATACATCCTGATATTGTTCCAGAACATCACCAGAATAATCTCCGGTATAGTCTTCAGAATCAACACGACCATACTCACCAGTATACAACTCTTCAGTGACACGAATATACTCACCAATAAAGGTTTCTTGTATAATTGCTTGGTATTCACCGGTATAGTTTTCAAGTACACCACCAGAGTAATCCCCAGTAAACACAACCGGAGTCTCGCGAGTGTATTCGCCAGTGTAGTTGTATTCTATCTCACCAGAGTAATCACCAGTGTAAGTTTCTAGAGGTTCACCTGTGTAGTCACCGGTGTAGTCTTCTAGGATAACACGTCCATAATCGCCAGTGTAAGTTTCTAGAGGTTCACCTGTGTAGTCACCAGTATAAACTACTGGGGTTTCACGACCATACTCACCGGTGTAGTTCTCCGGAACTTCTCCTTCGTAATCACCGATATAAATCTCAGCAATTTCACTACCATAGTCACCAGTATATGTTTCGGAAATAATACGAGTATAATCACCAAGATAGTTCTCTGCAACTTCACCAGTATAGTTACCGGTATAGTTCTCGGATATATCTCCTGAGTAATCTCCAGTGTAGTTTTCGGAAACCTCACCGCCATAATCTCCAGTATAGTTCTCCGCAACTTCACCGGTGTATTCGCCAGTATAACCTTCGGTTTGAATACGAGTATAATCACCTGTAAAGTCAACAACAGTAACCCGAGTATAGTCACCGGTAAACTCAGTGATATCTTCTCTTGTGTAGTTACCAGTATAACTATCAGGGTCGTCTCTCTCATATCCACCCGTATAGTTTTCTAGATCTTCGCGTTCGTAATCCCCAGTAAACTCAGTAAGATCTTCACGACCATACTCACCAGTATAAGCGGTTGAT